AGAAGATGCAAATTTTAAAGTTCCATTATTATGTGTAAATGTTCCTCCGCCTTGATTATCAAAACATTTAGTTCCAGTCTCACCAGTAATAGTAGTAGTACCGCTTGTTGCGATAAATGTTCCTCCACTTGCTATTGTAAGTGAACCAAATTCGTAATCATCTGTCTGATTTGCTGCACCTAATGTTCCACCTGATTCTATACTCACGTCTCCTGTTACTGTTAATTCAGAATTATTGCTGTCGTAGAATGTAAATGCTCCTTCTTCGATTGTTAAATATCCTGCTATTGTGGTATTGCCATTGAATTGTATGCCACCACTTCCATCTTCATTGACTTTTAAATTATTAAGTCCAGCACCGCCTGAAGGAATTAAATCTAAAAGTTTGTCTCCAGTTACAGAAGTATCTATGTAAACAAGTCCACTATTATGTGTAAAAGTACCATCTATATCTATTATATAATTAGAACCATTCTTGTTAGTTATTGTAGTAGTACCGCTTGTTGCACCAAACTCACTTCCACTTGCTATTGTAATACTTCCAAACTCGTGTGCCTTTGCCATCCTGTAACCTCCTCGTACATTGAAAGTAGCAGAACCAACATCACCCATATCAAAATTACCACCAACATCTATAGTTCCCATATTACCGCCCCCATCAGCAGCAACATCTCCATCTCTTATCCTAAAATCATTGGCAACAATTAAATTACCATAAATATACAAATCAATGGAATTATTATTTACCGTAAGGTCATAAAACGAAGAAGTATCATCATTATCTAAAATAGTTGTTCCAGCATAAGTAAACAATACTTCACCGTTATTATGAACAAAGCCCGTTCCGTCCGTTTCAAAATTTCTATAAGCATAACCTGACGTTTCATCATCAATCGTAATGGTGTCAGTTGTCGCATTACAAGTTCCATTATCATTTATTGTAAGACTTCCCACCTCAACTGCGGAACCATTCATAGTTATTGTCCCTGTTACATTACAATCTCCTGTTACTGTAAGTCCATAATCATTACTTGAATCTGTATCTAAGGTTCCATCCGTAATCGTAAGTGCTTTCAAAGACATAGCACTATCAGCTATCTTACGAGCTGGAGTTCCTGAAGAGGCGTTTAAAATTAAAGTTACATTAGCATCTGCAACTTGCATTAACTTATCTGCCTCTGTAGTAGTTACAGTTAACGTCATGTCACTATCTACTGTACCGTTTGTCAAGCGTATCATCATGTTGTTACTTGCTCTATACTTGTTAATTGTATTAGTTCCTAACAAAGCTATGTTGTTACCTGAATTGTCTGCGGAATACAAAGAACTCATAGCAACTGTAGAATCTGCATCTGCTGTAATTGTAGCACTTGAACCTGTTGCCCTTAATCCATAATGACCAGTGTAACCTCCATCTCCAAAACTACAAGTCGAACCATTAAGTGCTAATGTTCCTGCTACGTCTGTAGCCCCATTTACTGTAAGTGCAAAATCACTTCCCGAAGTATCTAACTCTCCTGCCGTTATTGTAAGGTTTCCACCAACTGTTAGATTCTTTTCTAAAGTAAAAGTTTGGCTGCTTGCATTAATTGTTAAATTGTTAAAACCACCAGCAGCAGGGTCTGTATCAAATATTGAATCGTCAGCAGTAGTAATGATAAAGGTGCTTGTCCCTGCTGTGAAAGTTCCACTACCGTGAAACTTCATAGCCTTACCACCACCACTTTCACCATCAATGGTAATTGTATTAGCACCAGCAGTAAAGTTTCCACCTGTTTGAATCTCTAAAGAGTTGATAGTAGGGTTTAATCCATCACCCATTACAGGGTCGTTTGATACATTTGGTATTATAACATCATCATCACCATCAGGAACTGCCCCCGTGTCCCAATTAGTTGCTTCGGCCCAATCTGTATCTGTCCCTGAACCTTCACCTACCCACGTTGTGAGAGTCATCAGGCCACCTCACTTACTGAGACAATTTCAGAATATATAGGAGAAGCCATTCACTAAATGGTCCCCGAACAATGTACTAATACATTACCTGCTGATAAAGCATAAGTCCCTGAACCAGCATTCTTCATTCTTATTGTAAGTTTCCTTAACCCTGTTGTAGATATAGACTTCAATGCAGAGCTTGTAGCTGCTACTGATATGTCATCTCCTATTTGTACCCAATAACTACTGGCTGGCGTTGCAGCCGTTCCCAAAGCAGCAGGAGCTGTGTGTAAGCTCCCCCAAACTTGAGCAGTCATTGCATCACTGTCTGCATTTCTAAGCTGTATTGTAAATCTTTCAAATTCCTCACAATTAAATGGAGAAATAACTTCCTCGTAAACATTACTTGCAGGTATTGTTACCGCATCGTTTTCTATGAGTAGCGTTTTGAACGAGTTACTGTGTCTTGTTAGTGTTGCTGTGTCTACCATTAATCAGCCCTCTTAGACTTTCTAAGTCCTTTGGGCTTTTTAACAGTATCGCATTTACAAACGCCTTTGCATTTGTAAGAACCTTTCGGACACTTTACTTCTTTTTTAATTGCTTGTTCGCCTTTGTCCACGTGTTCTCTGGACTTATTAGGTCTGCCGAGACGCTTAGGAGGTCGGATGTGAGTCTTAAGCCCCCCGCCCCCAGTTTTCTGGCCGACCTCAGTTTGGACTTCAAATGCGGGATTTTTAAGTAACTTTTCAACGAAAGGCGCGAATCTCTTGTGAGTTTCGTCAAATTCGTAGACCATGTTGGGCTTGAACGTATGTACAAGCCCCCCAGCAGTCCTAGCGAAAGTAATCCCAGTCCCTTTGTACCTAATCTTAACCATGTAATCATAGCTCCGATTAAGCTGCTGTGGTGTATTCCAGTCCGCGTAGTATTCCTTGTGATTTAAATTTAGTACAGATTATTTCACCAGCAGTCATGAAAGCATAGTTTCTTTTCAATGCTTGCACGTTTGCCAAATCTTCTTGTGCCAAGAAAGTTGTTGGTGCTGCAATCTTCATGTATAAGTTAGACATATCTAACAAGAAGATTGGTCCCATTGCAGTCTTAGTTCCACCACTTACAGCTTGGTTATCCATTTTGTTAGCTGTTAAATGTTGTGATGCGTAGATTGGTATGCTGTCATAATATCCAACACGTCCATCTAAGTTCATACCCGGTTGTGACTGAACTCCGTTAGTTCCTTTTGGAGCTTGTGACTCCATTGTCATTCTCCATGTTGCGTTAGATGTTCCTGCTGTAATTAACTGTTTTAATTCGGTTAATTGTTGGTAACCTGTTAGTAAAATCAAGTCACTATATTGTGCGCCATTCTCTATTGCACTTTGAATCATTTTATCTAACATTGATAATGTTAAATCTCTACAGGTTTCGTTTGTACTTATTGTACCGTGGTCAACATATGCGTTTGCCCAGCCATCTTCGTTAGATTCTCCTGCGCCAGTTTCACTTCTGTCAATAGTAGTGTAAATGTCTACATCAGTAACTGCGACTGCACCTAAGGATGCTAAGTCGTTGTCTGCTACAATTCTTTGTAAAGACTCAAAGTTAACTGCCGTTTCTGTACTTACAGGTTCGACAAGCATTGCATCAATGTAGTATGCGTGTGCTTCTGCTGCCTGTGTTCTTAAGAAAGCTGCTAGACCTTTTACTCCGTCATCAGATTCAGCCAATATTGCTGCTTTTGTAGAGACTGTGTAAGGACTTACAATTTCTTTGATAGATGCACTAACTTGTTTTAAGTCTGGTACATCAGAAGTTCCAAAACCTGCTCCTTCAACTACACCAATGTTAGAAGCTGCTGCACTTCTTTTGTGCATAACTCTCCAACCTGATTGTGTCCAGCCTTCTTTTCTGAAAAGCTTGAATATGTCGGATTCAGAATTTAACTGATTGAAAACACTTGCACCATACATTGTGTTAAAGTATGCGCTGTCTTCTGTTTTCAAATCATCTTTCTTTATGCCGTATCTTGCTGAGATATCTAAACCGCCGCGATAGTAAGCATTGACATAATCTTCAAAACTCATTCCAGCCATTCTAGAAACCTCCTGTTATGTTTTTGTTTGCTGCCATTCTATCGATTTCCTCTAGGGATTTTGATACATTCAAGAAGTCAATTTCCTTTTGTTCTTCAGCTTTTGGAGCTGGAGCAGGTGTTGCTTTCTTTCCTGTATAAACGTTAATGCCGTGTTTCTTCAAAGTTGCTAAGGATTTTGCAAGTTCATCTATTTTTGTAGATTTCTCTTCTTCCTCTTCAGCAGCCTCTTCTTCTTCTTCGGCTTCTTCTTCTGGTTCCTCTTCCTCTTCTTCATCTTCGGCTTTCTCTTCGCCGCCCATGTCTTCTAAGTAAGCTAAAACTTCTTTTAGTTTAGCAAGTGTGGCTTCCATGTCTTTCATAAGTGCCTCTTCCTTACCAACTACGACTGGCTCATCTAATCCAGCAGCTAATTCTACTTCCTCTGTTGCGACGATTTCTTCGTCTTCAGATTTGGCATGATTGCTACCACAAGTGCATTCTGTCATGTCAGTTTATGTGTAAAAGGGTATATAAGTAACTAAATCTTTCCGGAAACTACTTCTTTCCGCCAAGAAGTTCTGCTATATTTCTACGATTTAATGTTTTAGGATTGTAATTTGAACTTTCAAACATTGCTGTTCTAAATTTATAACCGCTTCTGTCTTGCACATTACCGGGTTCTTTACCGCCACTTCCCGGCGCGTGTGGTTTAGGAGGCTTAGGCGACCTATCTGAACCTGTTGTTTTATGACCAAACTTCTGATAGTCATACCACAAAGCCCCACAAAACCTTTCTGGGCTTGCAGTCATTGGGCCGCCTTGATAATTTTTTAACCTTCTTGCATTTTGTAAACAATTACTCCATTGTGTTTTTCCCGGAGGGTTACGTCTAGGCTTTTTACCAGCAGGAGTCTTACCGCCTGACCTGTAATCTTGAGGTTTCCTTTTTGGTTTCTTAATTAAATCAATTGCTTTTGTTACTGCACATTTATGCAATTTGCCAATATCGTCAAGATGACCTTTCATTTTGTTTAACCGAATCTTAAAAAGCATTGCATCAAGACTTTCATTCATCTTACTAAATCTTCTAGCTTGTATTGCTCTCTCTTGATTTACTGCACCTGCGCGCGTAGAATGACATCCCAGTAATTTCCTGTCCTTCTTAGCAAATAAACAAAACTTCTTGCCCCTACGGGCTATTATCTTCTCTACCATTCCCTCTACTTCATCCAAAGTTATTTGCTTTGTCAGCTTGATTGGTTCTGCTTCTTCTTTTGCTGCTGCTACTGCTGTTACTGTAGCCTCGGGATTAGCGGGCCTGTTGCCAACCCATGATACTGACCAAAGAGATAACTCGGAGATGTTGTTGTGGCAGACGTCTCCTTCGCATATCTTCTCTTGTTTCTCAGCCTCGCCCCTAATAGACGAACCTCCCTTGTCACCGTAAATCTTCATTTCATCCCATACTCTTGTATGCATAGGAAGCTTGTCGTGTATTCCTACACGAATTTTAACTTTACCATCTTTAACCTTATATGCAAGCGGAAGCCCTACTGGCATCTCCTCATGCTTGTATGAATAAACCCCGTATTTCATATAGAAATCCATGGATTCTTTAATCGTGTCTGTACCTATCTTATCGTTCTGTTTATCGATAGTAGGCGAGCTAATGTATGTCTCTAAAATTCTCTCGTTATACCACTCTGGTCGATAGACCTGCCACTTGGTATCTTTAGCGTCTGCCACAACCTAACAATATATATGTATATATAAACAAATAAAACTTTCCGGAAACTAAGGCAATTTTGATTTTGCTACAGCCATGATTTCAGAATTAATATCGTCAACGCCGTTTGTTAATGCAGGTCGTAAAAAAGGACGCGGCTGCGCAAATGGTTGATTTTCATATATTTTTTTAGCCACTGGAAAAGGCAACCCTGACGAAGAACCCCAAGGTGGAAACGGACTGTATCCCCCATACTCAATTATTGATGCTGCTGGATGCTCGGATTCTAATCCAAGAGATACTTTGTCACCTATTACTTCAGTATAAGTAAATATACTCTCACCAACGGAGCCAGTGTTTCTTTTTACTTTACTGTATAATATTTGTTCAGCATCATCTCGGATTTCTTCAATTACGTTTTCAGCAGCCTCTTCTAAGATTTCCACCCAATTATTACTTTTCTTTAAAAAATTTATAGTAGGAAACCAACCACTATCTTTAAACTCAAATGCCATTATCTATAAGATGCAACTTCTTCAGGAGATGCGTCTCCATACTTTTCCTTCCACTTACGATTTACTTTGTCAGCAACATTCTTTCTCATTAACATTCTCTGATTCTTGTTGTACTGCTTCATGTACTCGCCCTTGTTATTCCAAGCCCTATCATGCTCACACTCTTCACAAAATCCGTTAGACATAATCCTAACTCTAACATCACCAGCCATACACTTCTTACAACTCGTCACGGTTTCAATGCCCCTACCTCTGGTTTGTCTTCAGACACGGTAACCTGAGGTTCATCAGGCAATTTCAAATTTCCATCCTTATCCAAAGTAGCTTTAATTCCTACCTTATTTAATACCGTAATTATATTCGCCTTCTGTAACATGTTAGCCAGTTGTGTACCTTCGTTCTTTACATTGATATCTCCAAACCTAACCTTCCATGTTTTGATTCCCATCAATCGCATCAACGGCCTAAGGAATCCCATCTCCAAACATTGTTGTGTTTCTAACACAGTTCGGTCAAATAATGAAATCTGTTCACCCTCTGCATTCAATCCTCCAACTCCTGCGGTGCTACCTGTTACTATCGGCATCACTCCATAAGCTGCGTTTATATCGTTGTTAATGCGCTCCATATATGGTAACGCCATCAACTCATCCATGTTAGGCATAACTGGTACAAACTTAGCTTGACCTGCCGATACTCCCTCTCCCCTACTACTTATAATAGGAACAAAGTTCGGATTCCTTCGAGTTTCCTCTGCTATGTATTCTCCCAATCGATTTAAACTTTCTTCATCATGACCGGGAATATCTAAAAAACCTTTAGGTGGTCTCTCTAATTTATAAATCTTATTTTGGAAGTTTTCAATAGCAAGAGCTGTTTCGATTTTCTTAGAAAGACCTATAATTGGCGATTGTCCATATAATCGGGCATTCGCACTGTATTTATTAAAATGTATAATCTCATCGCGTGCAAAAGGAATCTTGTCTTCATCCTGACCTGCATCATAAAAATAAGCAAGAGGTACTGCTTCAAATCCACCTTCTCCCTTAGCTCCCTTCTCTAAAGGCTTTCTGGTTATTACATCAAAGTATTCGTCCTTCTTAAACTTTCCATACTCATCAACATGGAACCGCATCTGCTTTGCATCCTCTACCCAAAGTTCTTTTACTATCTTATCATCACTACCCTGAATCCTGTCATACACAATACTTACCCAACAATCATCAAACACTTCTACTTGTCGTATCATTGCTTTAAAAAATTCACTGGCTGTGATATCTGCATTACCACCACTAGGGTCTCTAAGAAGTAACTCTAACATCTTCCTTTCTTCTTTATCACCTGCATCCCCAACGGCGTGGTATTCCCACCCCTTTGCAACTGATTGGGACGCAATACGAGTGATAACCGTTCTAAGATGAGAATACCTGTCAGCCAATTGCTCTAGATAATTCTGGTCCACTGGCGGGAGTATCGAATCCTGAAATGCTCGATTTGAACCTGTCGCCCCATACACGGGCGTCCTTGCATCCTTTACAAGACTAGCGGTGTTCCTCTCTATCAATTCCTCTAACGCGGAACGCTTCCGAACTGGCTTGCTGCGAAATCTATCGAAGAATCCCAAGTTGTATCGCCTCCACTGTACTAATTATCTTATTAAGCTTTTCCTTCTTCTGTATAATATCTAAATTCTTTTTTAATTGTCTACTCCACCTATGACCTGAATCTCCACCCATCATCTTCCACATTATTAATCCCTTACTAGGATTTTTCTTATTATTAAAATTCTCAGCAGGTGGGTCTACCTTCTCATGCCTTCGATAGTAAGTGTCTATCTTTACAGCAGTCTTGTATCCAATATCCTTCTGATAACGTAATTTCTTGTTAATCCTCTTTGTAACTGCACCACCACCATAACCATGCATCGCTCGTAAGTCTCTGCCCTGTAACGCTTCCTTCTTTACGCCCTTGGGAACGCGATACCTATCTCGCTTATCGCCCATGATACTCCCGAACATATCGCCTAAGGACTGGCTCGACTAAGACACCCGTCGGTACATTCTCTGCCTTAGCAATCTCCTTAAGACTTGATTTTGTATCATCACTGATTCCGTAAATCTCCAACCTTGTTCGTTTCTTCATGTGTGGCTGGAGTCTCTGTATATGCTTAATGTATATAAACTTTTCTATATGTAATCCCAATTCGCATAAGCCAACCCTTTCTTGTTCATTCCTTTTATCGCTAACTCACACATCCATAAAGCCATCACCGCATCTGGAGTATGACCCTCCAACCTACCGTT